AGTCGAGCGGCTTCTAAAGCCTGATAGTTAGCGGCTTCAATCAAAAGCATTTTGTCGGGCGTAGCGTTAGTTTCTGTGTATGTCAAAAACTCGTTTAGCGCTGCAGTTTGGTTAGTTGCCCGGGCCGCATTAAACGCCGCCGAAAGATCAGCTAGTTCTGTGGCGCTCAAAGGCTCGCCGCCAGTCTGCTTCAGTACGCCTGCAGGGATAGCCGAGGAAGCGTTACGGTAACGGGCCGCTTCAAGCTGTAGGGCCGTCGCTATGGTCTGCTCGCTCATGTAGATCATGCCCTGAGTAGGTGACAGAATCTGCACGACATCTTCGGTCGGTAACTGCTGGCCGTTGAAATAGATAGCGTCAGATTTTCCAAACCAAACAGGGCCTGTCATATCTTCAGTCGTGATACTGCCCATAGGCAGACGGGTCGCCGAGGCCATATAGCCGTCAGCGGTTCGGGCCGTGATATAAAGCATGCTTCTTCCGAAGAAGAAAAGATCGTCAAATATCCAAGGGAAAGCGAAGTTGTTTGGCATTTTCGGGTCTAACTGTGACAGCCAGCTTCGAGGCGCAAGCGGTACCTGTTCCATTTCTTCGCCGTTCCAAATTTCGGTATACATCTTCAATTTCATGCAAGCCAAAACTGACGCCATGAGATCACGGGAACGAGAAATGGCAGCAACAGACATCGCCTTATTTCGGGCTAGCCCTGCCTGATACGCATAGAAGTTTCCGACAGCGCCCTTGCCTGAAGTTTGAAAAAGGTTGCTGGCACCTACAGCGGCCGTCTTTTCCGCTGGTGGACTAATCGCCGCTTTGTTCACTCTGTTGAAGATTCCCATGATGTCCTTCGTTGGTTGGTTCGGCCCAAACCCGACGCTCAGGCCGAACCTAAGCAAACTTTAGCCTATGCGCCTGACGCTATGTCGCTGAGACTACAAGCATAGGTTTACCTACGACTCTCGGCCGTGACGCTTTAGCGATCGCCAGCACTGCACAGCGAGCCAGTTCTATCGGCCCGGGTGACCTATGCGACGAGATCATGACGCCGTCGCTAGTACGAATTTGTACGGCCCGACAGACATGCTCGGCAAGTGTTCTTTCGCCCCGGTGCCGTACTTTACTTTCGGCGATCATGGCTTTAACCAAACCCGTATATTTGACTAGTTCTTTTTGGCCGCCTGTCGTGCAGCGTCGAGCCAAAGGTTTCGGTACGTGGATTTCGTAGGTCGGGCCGATCAACAGCTGCACAGTCTGATCAGTCATAACCCGTTCAATTTCCTGCCACATTTCCGTCATGCTGTCAACAATAAATTCAACCTTGAGTTGCACGACATCGTTAGCGACTACAGCCCTGACGCCTACGAAACGGTTTTGATCTGCCGAAGCGTCGCAAGCCAAAATACCGCCGTCAGGCATATCGGTATCGGTCGCTAGTTTCTGCCAGTCTGCAGCGTCAATCCAACTGCCCTTAGCACTAGACCAGAGATTAAGGTGCTGGCGGTTAAAACTGTCTTTGGTGCTGGCAAGTTTCAGGGCGTCCAGTTGCACAGTCAAACCCAAACTAGGGTTTGCATAGCCCCAATATTCTTGACCGTGACAGCCGGGCGGCATGCTCCATTCAGCGAGATAGCAAGCGCCAGTCGTGCCGGCGTCAAGTTCCCGTAGGCATGTCTCCCGGGTTTGTATCATCGCCAAACTTGACTCGTCGCCAGCGGTACTGAACATGGCCATATGCGGATTAGCCCTAGCGATCTGCGAAGGTTTCAAACAGTCATCTACGCATTGCTGAGAGATATTCCAAAGTTCGTCAGCGACGATCAGGTCGTAAGAACCGCCGACAAGGTTGAGGGTCGCCGCTCGAATCTCCCAACGAGACCCGTCAGGCATAGTGACAGACTTACGGCCCATAGCTTGCATTTGTTTACCGCCAAAGTTTGCTACCAAAATTGGCGCCAAAACCGTAAAGATGGACTCTGCCCGGTCAAGACGGTTAGCGACAGAAAGCGCATACTGCGGCGTACTTCGACGCCTAGCAAACGTCGTCACAAAGAAGCCAAGCACAGCCGTCATCAAAAGAGACTTACCCTGCTGGCGGGCACAAGAGATCAGCGACTCACGAAACAACAGCTCCCCGTCATCGTTCAAACAGAACATGCCGTCAAGCGCCCGGCACTGCCAAGGGTGAAGATCAACGCCCATATTCTGCTTAGCCCAAACAGCAACATCGCCGCCTAAAGAACGCTTTGCAAAATTGTCAGGCAAGATCGTTTCTAATCTTGGCTGTTCCCTACCTGTTGGTAACCCTGTGGATAAGTCTGTGCTAGTTGGGGCTAGTTCCCCAAATCTGTGGACAACTTTGCGAGCGGGGGCTTCCGTTTTTTCGTCAGAAAAATGAAAGTGCTGGTCACGGGCTATTTTTGGTTTTGCGTCGTCGTTTGTGCCTGTGGATAACTCTGTGGATATCTTTGGTGACTTGTCCACAGGTTCGTTAATGATTCTGTATGCCTTTGATCGTTGGCGGTTGCCAGTGCTTGCTCCTAGTGAACTGTTGCAGGGTCTGCATGCTGGCCGTAGGTTCTCTAGGTCGTCGCTACCACCTTCGGAGACGGGCACGATATGGTCGGCGGTTGTCGCGATGAACGTGCAGCAGTCGAGTCGTATGGAGCATGGCGGGTTGTCTTCTAAGACCAGTTTGCGGTTTGCTCGGTAGTACGGGTCTGACGTTGTATGTTCTCTTGGCATGTCGGGCTGGTGCTTTCTGTTTGGTTTGTGGTGATGTTAGGTCAAGGGCGTAGGTCAAGGTCAAGAGATACTGACGCCCAAAGCGGAAGGGCGCCGCTTCGGTTGTCCTCGGTTGACATGTGAGTGTCGGTTGTTTGTGTTCCCCACTATTTAGGGCAAGTAGCCCAAGGGAGCCGTTCTAGTTTTGTTCAGGGGACAACCTTTCGCAATGTACGTTTGAACGCTGATCAGTCGCTGTACGCGACCGTCTACCTTCGTCGCCGAATGTTCCCCAATGGCACAGTTCAGCTGGTGCCGGGGCTAATGCTCATCTCTGTATGAGCTGCTGTTGTCGGTTGTATGTCAAATTATGTTAACTATGGCTTACCCATTCGCCGTCTATCAGCACTCGAGAGAAAGCTATGTCTCGGGCTGGTATGGATGTCCCGCTGATAGTTACGAAATAGTAGTCATAGAAGCCTGCTTTGTTATCCACAAGGATGAAAGCAATGTTGCTGGCCGTGTAGTCGCCGTCGCCTATCTCTCCAAAGCGTTGATAGACCTTAATTGGGTTAGCTGGTACGACAGTTTTCATGTTGGTTTCCTTGCTAGTCGGGTTGATATGTCTTGGATATCTTTAGGCCGCCACAAGTACACTTCTTGCCCTGCGATGGTTAACGCTTCAGACCATACGATCTGCATGGCGGATAGTTTCCCTTTGTCGCTCTTTAACTCTGCGAAGATCAGGCCCCTGTCAGGGTGGACTAGGACTAGATCGGGGAAGCCTGCATGACCTTGTAGCGGTGTTTTCCATACGCCCGGGCGAATCTCTACCGCTCGAGTATGCATGACCAGCCAGCCATGCAATTTAGCCAACATAATGACCTGTGACTGAAAGTAAGACTCTTTCACGACGCTCTGCTTTCAAAGTCTAAGACTTCTTGTAGGTCTTCCATCTTGTAAAGCTTTGATCGCTCAAGGCCGTAGGTGCCTTCTTGAAAGACAGGTTTGCCAAGGTTCATTACTTGCCATTTGCTAGCCCAACCAGCGACGACGACCTGATTATCTTTAGCGATACAAAGCACATAGATTGCGTCTTTGTCTTTCGGTCGGCAACATAACGTGTATCTAGGATTTGGTTTATCTTGATATGCGGCCGTACGGACTTCTAAACCTTTGACATCACCAACATCTTTGTCGTTGCCTTCTGCGACCCATTCAAGATTTGTATACAGCGACACAGCTAACTCTCCAAGGCAACCAACAAGGTCTATCGCATAACGGTTTTTTCCGTCTTCCCATTTTTGTTTACTGTTTAAAGTTTCTTTTTGGCGTCGCAATGTTTCAACATGGCAACGGTCCATTTGTTGATCAGTCAAAGTCACCAGTGGCATTACTTTTTGCCCATTCGTTCAATGATCGCTTTGGCTTCGTTCCATGTTGCAGGTACTTCGCCTGTGTAACCGATCGCCGCCAAGGTCTGCAACTGTGTCTTAGATACGGGCCAAGGCTTTTCGTTAGGGTCTACCCGGGCGGCTTGTGTACCGCCGTGACTGACCTGTGTGCCTCGAATCTTAGTTTGCGAGTTTGTGTTAAATGCTGGCGTATCTTCCTGACGGTTTTGCACTTCTTCAAACGACGCCATTTTGCCGAACGGAATCATCATGCCCAAAGCCCTACCTAAAGCGCTAGTGCTGCAATTCATTGCCTCTGAATTTTTTGTGTACGGCGTCAACCCCGGGAAATTTTCCCAGCAGGTCGCAATACAAGGCAACGGGTCTGACGGGTCCCTGTAGACAGTCATAGTGACGCTAATAAAAAGTCTGTCGCCAATGGTGACTACTTGAGCTGGTGTCTCTACTACTCGTAGGTCGGGCCACTTGTCGAGCGCCAGCCGAAACCTTGTAGGTACGTCTACATAGTCGCCAAGGTTCACTTGAAGCCGCCAAGTCTCATAGCAACAATAGTGTCTTGACTGTTCTTAGTCAGGTTGACAAGGTTTATGCCATGTTCTTCGGCTGTGTACGCCAATTCAAATAGGCATTTGCGGAGCTGGTCAATGTCGGAGCGTTGAGACTCTAACTGCCATGCGGCCGCTTTCATAGCGATCTCGGCTTTAGTGATCGCTTTAGTCATTTCGTTTAACTGTTCATTCATTGTCGGGTCCTTTCGGGTTGTCGGGTAATCGGAACATATCAGAAGGGTAAGGCGTACTGCCACTGCCTCTTGAGTTCTTGCCTTCGGCGCTCTGTAGTACCAGCCCAAATACCTGTTAACTGCTTCTCGCCGAAACTCATAGCGTAGGCGTAACAGTTGCTGTATACCGGGCATGCTTCGCAGATAGGCGTAATAATCTCCAAGTTCTTTTTGCTGTCTCTCGGGTTAGTTGGGAAGAAAAGCACTGTCGGGGTGTCGTGGCAAGCGGCTTGCTCTTGCCAGTCGGGGCGATCTCCTAGCATTCGATACGCCAAGGTGTCCAGCCGCATTGACCTTCTTCTTCACGGCCCGACCAAAGCAGATAAGCAAAACGTAAGTTAGCTGTAGGGTCTTTCATGCCTTCATGAGTCCAGCCAAGCTGTTCTATGTAGTCGCTGTGTATTTGGTTGATCTGCATGAGGCCGTGATCGGGTCCTGAATCGGCAGCTGGTTGACAGCGGGACTCTC